AAGAACTCCGCAAGGCGGGTGGTGACCTCGACAAGGCCCTCGCGATTTACGGAGGGGGTTTTGTCAATGGACAGATCACCCCTAATGGGCGGAAGTACATCGACGTAGTGAAGAGTCGGATGGCGAAGTACCAAGGGGGTGGCGCAGCCCTCCCCGGTTCGCCTCCTCCACCTCCCCCCGCCCAATTCCCAGAGGCAGCTGCTCCTCCTGCCCCCACCCAACTTCAGGCACCGTCTCAGTTCTCTGGGTCTGGCTTTTCAATGCCTGGAGCAGAAACTCCGGGTTACCCGGCGCAGCCTCAAGTTCAACCTAGAGTTGCGAGTTCGGTACAACCGCAAGTTGTACCGCCCCAGTCTCCTGCAGTGCAGCCCGTGGGAGGTGCTCCACTCCCAGCGCAGTCTCAAGCCGCTCCCCCCGTAAGTGGCGAGGCGATGGCTCCTGCAGGAGAACCAGTTCCACCCCCTGTTCCTCCCCTTCAGTTTGATGAAAAGGGTCGTCCGACGAAGGCGTCCATTCTGGACGCCTTGAAGGCCCTCCCCATTGAGAACCGCAATCAGCTCATCACAGGGGCTTGGTTGAAGGCTGCGGGGAATAAGAAGGAGTTCGCTGAGAACCTCGGAACGGCGCTTCTTGCTCAGGGCCTCCAGCGTTCGCGGGGCGGTGTAGGTGGAAACAGTCGTTTCCAGCAGCGTGATATTCTCCTTCCCAATGGTCGTGTTGAGTCTGGTAGCTATGACCCAGACGATGGGAAAATGTACATCCCTGGTCCAGATGGCGAGCTTGTTCGTGCGCCTTACGGTTCTCGCCCAGCCACTGCGAGCATGGGTGGTCCAATCAGTGCGGATAAGCTGAATAAGATTGATACTCAATTGACTGAGGATGAAATTGGCCTCAAGAAGATTGATAGGTATATGCGCCGGGTTGGGGACACCAACATCGGCCTTCGTCGTTGGGCTGATGAAATCAGCCAGCACATCAAAACCCTCTTTGCTAAAGGGGAACTTACCAACGAAGAACTGAACCGTGCAGTCGCCACAGGTGACCTTGAAGCACTGATCGGGCTCTTCAGGATTGATGTCGTGGGTCCTGGCGTTATGACTGCACAAGATGCGATTTTTGTGAAAGAAGTCCTTGGTGGAAACGTAGGGATTTTGCAGAACCCTGAAGTTCTCGCGGAACGCCTTAGGTTGCTCCTTGAACAAAAATACGAGCGTATGCAGCCTAATCTTCGCACCTACAATGAAAACGCGAAGTATTTTGGTCGTGAACAGAGGACCATTAATGTCCCTGATATTGAAAGTTGGGGAAACCTCAAGGCGATTAAAGAACAGAAGGGGGAGACGACAAACTCCTCCACAACCACAAAGCCTCTTGCTCCGGGGAAGACACCTGGTGGGCACACATACAAGGTGGTGCAGTAATGCCTAAGTATGAAGTCACAACCAAGCAAGGTATTAAGCTTCAGATGGAGGGACCAAATCCCCCCACTGATGCTGACATCGACTTTGCGGTGGAACAACTCCAAAATGAACAAACCGATAAGGGGTTCATGGGGCAGGTGGGGAAAGCGCTCACGGGGGATAATTCCCTCCGCCCGATCGCAGGTCTTTTAGACCAAGCGGGAATTGGAGTCCTCCAAGGTGTTTCTGAACTCCCTGGCCTCCCTGCGGATCTTGTGGGGTTGGGGCTTCAGGGGATGGATTACCTTGGCGGTCGAAAGACCCCCACTGCAAACCCGCTTGAGATGTTCAGTTCACGGACTATCCGCAGTGCCTTGGGGCAGGATGGACTTGGGCTCATTCCTCGCAGTGTTCCTCGGAATGCAGTAGAGAGAACCTTCAACGCTGCAGGGCAAGGAATTGGTTCCGCTGGTGCTGGTGGGGCAAAGGGACTCATGGGGATTGTCGGTGGTGCAGGTGGTGGCGTTGGTTCCCAGACGATGAAGGAAATCTTCCCCGATAGCACTATTGCCCCTATTGCTGGTGGAATCCTTGGAGCCCTTCTTGGCGCTCGTTCTGTGGCGGGGGCTCCTGCGCCAACGGCGGGAGTTGCTGATGATGTGCTCGATGCGAGGATCAGAGCGGGGGCACAGACTGACCCCCCACCAAACACGATGATGGAGCAGGCTGACATGATGTCCGAGGGTGGACCACCAATTCCTGTTCGTCCTCCCGTACAAGGGTCTACTCCTGAGCAAATCGCGGAAGCCCTCAAGGCAAAGCCAATTCGGGAAGCTGTGGATAAGATTACCCTCGCGAGAGGGCTTGGTCCAGAGGACGCTGCGAAGTCCCTTCAATCCCTCAATCCGGGGAAGCCTGACCTCGTGAATAGAGTGTTGTTCAACACAGGTCTCGCAGGGAAGGATTCCGCTCAAAAGATCGCAATGTATAACGCCTTACAGAAGGTGGAAGCTGCGCAACCAGGGGCGATGAAGGATCTCCTTGCTGTAATTGCAAAACCTGGAATGCGGGTGATTGGGCACGGAATGACAGGGAATAAAATTGGCATGGCAAAGGCAGTCTATGACCTCCTCCGGGGCCTTGCTGCCAACTCTGCCAATGTGAAACTTCAAGCTGCCCTTGACGAATTGGAGACAATTGTGCGAACTGGGGAACCCATCCCCACCACAGGCACCGCACTGAAGAATGAGGCAAAAGCGATAGTAGGTCAGTTTGGCCCTTATCGGGAGCCAGCGAAAAGAGGTAAACTGCCATGAGTGTAAAAGACTTCTCAACGACCCCTGCGTCGAATGCCACAGTTGGGGCTATCAACTTCGCGGAACTACAAGTTCCATCCTCTCTGAATGATTCTGCCCGAAACCTCATGGCGGACATTAAGGAGTGGTACAATGAGATCACTGGGGGAACACGAAGTGGAACGGTGGGTGGGACTGCAGACGCCATCACCCTCACCACCACCCCTACCCTTTCCGCTTACGCAGTGAACCAGAGGTTCCTTGTGAAGGTGACTGCGGCGAACACTTCCACAGCACCAACACTTAACGTCTCTGGCCTCGGAGCGAAAACCATAAAACTGCCAGGGGGAGCCGCCCTTGCTGCGTCACAGTGGGTTACTGGAGACATCCTCCTTCTCGCCTACGACGGAACAGACCTGATTGTTCTTTCAGGTGACTCTGCCCGTGGTAATCCTGTAGCGTCCCTTACTCGTAACGCACAAACTGGAACCACCTACACTGTGGTGTCAGGGGATCGTTCGAAACACGTCACCTTCTCCAACGCTGCCACCGTCGCAGTCACCCTTCCACAGGCCACGGGAAGTTTTGGCTCTGGGTGGTATGCCTGGGTTGAGAATGTCGGAGTGGGTACTGCCACCATCACCCCCACCACATCCACTATCAACGGCGGAACCGCCTTGGTTCTGAGGACGGGGGAGTGGGGCCTCATCACCTCCGATGGAACAAACTATCGAACCTTCACCAATGCGCGGGTGACGGGCGCTGGGTCAGTCAGGGAAATTGGAACGAGAGGCCTCCCCGTCTTCACACAGGACACAACGTATCAGTTTGCCTTTGGCGATGAAGGTTGCATTATTCGCCACTCTTCAGCCTCCGCCCACACCTACACTATCCCTGCAAACAGCGGCACAGCGTTCCCTGTGGGAACCGCCATCACCATCGTGAATGAACCTGGAGCAGGAGCAATTACCCTCACAATTACCACTGATACCCTGAACAGGGGTGATGGAATTGCGGGTACAGGAAACCGCACCATTGGGGTGAATGCAGTAGTTACCATCATCAAAACAGCGGCAACAACCTGGATGATCACGGGGAAGTTCACATGACAGGAGTTCATCAGGTTATTGCAAGTTCTGGTGGAGCAGGGCTTATTGCGCTACGTTCACTTTGTATTTCTAATGACGGTATCGACGGTACGGCAAGTACTACCCTTGTTCTAAATGTGCCAACCCTTATTCTTGGTTTTCGTGAGCCCCCACAAGTTGGTGACTTATTACTTACCGTTGTTTCACGATCAGGAACTACAGGTAACGTAACTTGGTCTGCGGGATGGAATGAGATTGAAGATGGTGCCTCAACCACAGGTCTTGCATATGCCTGGAAAATCTGCGATCTAGCAGATATTGGGGGCAGTGTCACAATCACCTCAAGTAACTCAGTCAATATGTGCGCGATCATGATAGGCATCATGAATCACGATTCAGCCTCAGCGCCTGTGGATGGAACAGCGGCTACGGGGACTTCCACCACGCCTGATCCCCCCGCAAACGCAGCACATAGCTGGGGAACAGGTGTGGATACACTATTTATTACTGTAGCCTCTCATAACCTTGGAAGTCTTCTTGATGGTAATCCCAGCCACCCATCAGGTTATACGTTTGTTGGTGTACGCTATAATCCGCAAATAAACACTTCCATAACTTTAGCCTGGAAAATTGCAAAAGCAACAACAGATAATCCTGGAACTTGGGCGTTTGCGAATAGTGGTGGTTGGCGTACAAACACCATTGCAGTTCGCGGACTTGTGTAGGAGCAACTTATGTTTATTTTTAGTCAAAGAAGCCTGAAGAACCTCGAAGGGGTCCATCCAGACCTAGTAAAGGTGTGTCATCAGGCGCTGAAGATTTCAGACCTTGACTTCATTATCACGGAAGGGCTCCGAACAGTGGAACGCCAGAAGTTCCTGGTTTCGAAGAAGCTTTCACAAACAATGAGAAGTAGGCACCTCACAGGCCACGCGATTGATTTTGCCCCCCTTGTAGAGGGTGACGTATCTTGGAAGACTCCTGCCTTTCTCCCCATCATTGCGGCGTTTAAGGAAGCTGGACGTCTCTTGCGCGTTCCGATAGAGTCGGGCTCTGATTGGAAGTCCTTCAAAGACTACCCGCACATTCAACTCCCAAAGAGAACCTACCCATGAGTGAAGCGACGGAATTGCATCGAGCAGTTGGGGAACTTGAAGGGACAGTTATTGCCCTTTCACAGAAGGTCGAAGCCCTGTCTAAGCAGGTGGAGATTTTGACAGCGCTTCTGAACCAAGGGAAGGGGATGAAATACCTCGTCGTTTTGTTTCCTGCAGTGATTGGGATGATTTCTGCCACCCTTGGCTTCTTTGGATTGAAGTTGACCCTGACCCCCTAGAATGAGAAGAGGCAATGGAAGCACGGTACGCGGAGATTGCCAAGAAGTATGCTCCCCAAGGGATTAAAATCCGTTGGAAGCGGGGGAAAAAACTAATCCCCGCATGGGCTGACCTCTACCTCACCGCGATGTTGGTGCCTCGACCACGAACGCGGGATGCCCTCTACGTCTACCTCCACGAATGCGCCCATTTCCATCTCAAGCACTTCAACGCCTGTGACACCCTCGATCCAAGGCTTCGCCTTGCGTACTCTGGGAATGGAAATCTTTCCATGGCGCATGAGGAGTATGAGGCGGAACGCTGGGCGATTAATGTGATGAGGAAGGAAGGACTGAGTGTCTCAAAGAAGATGCTGAAAGAGGCGAAAAAGTACGTTAAGTCCTGCCTCGGGAAGAGCACAAAGAGGCACTCTGTGGACGCAACCACTCCGAAGTTTGTTTCCTCCTGGGTTGACTAAGGGACAGAGTTAGGGTAGGCTCTGTGTTGGGTAATAAGGCCCAAAACTGAGGAGTCCCTCATGAATTACCTTTCCGCAATTTTTGAATTTCTGGAAGGCAAAAAGACGTACCTTGTGGCGTTTATCACTGCCACAATTGCGTTGACTCAGGCGATATGGCCTGAATTTGTCGTCCCAGAATTTGTATACGTTTTGCTTGGCGCGGCAGGACTCGGTGCGATCCGCGCTGGCATTCCGCCTAAGACTCCTCCCCAGCCGTGACCGTATGGCTTAATCTCGCTCTGGGCCTCGTGCAGGTTATTGGTTTTGTAATGACCAAACTTGACGAGGCCCAAAAGCGAAAGGTTTGGGAAGAAGCAATGAAAACCAAACTAGGAGCAATCGCAGATGTTCAAATTTCACAAGCAGTTCTTGCTCGCCTCTCTGTTGATACTTCCCCTGAGCGCTTGCGGGCACCTGACTCAGACAGCAGAAGTTGACTTAGAGTCTACCACGACAAAAGTCGCCTGTGGGGCCTTCAAGATTATCACTTATGATCGAATCCTCGACTCGGATCAGACCATCGTCCAGGTTCGTCAGCACAACGCAGCTTATCGCGCACTGTGTCCAGCTCTGCCCGTAAGAGACGGTTCGCCGCAATCTCCTCCATCCACGCTTCCCTGATGGTGTTGTAGGTACTCCACGACACTAACCAGCCCTCTCTGGATTCACCGGGTGAAGTGTATATACCAGCCCTATATTGGCGCATATGCTCTTGCGCCTCCTCCGAGGATGTGGACTCTGAGCTGCCCGCCTTGAACCAAGAGGTCAATGGTGTTTTTAATTTGTTGGTTAGGTACTTTTCCAACCAGAAATCGTATGAGAGCAGTTTCTTGAATAGGTTTCTTGGTGGCATTGAAGGTCTCCTTGATATGGATCAATAACTCCTCGTTGGCATCCGCGTAGCCCTTCGTTACCATCTGAGAGAAGATTTGAGGCATGAGACGTTCCGTCTCATGGAGAAGGCTCAGCGCACTGTCCACATGGTCCTCGGTGATCCTCAGGTCGTCCCGTTCTGAGGCAGAAAGACACATCATAATTTTGAGAAGGTGGACTGCCCTTCGTGCGTTGTAGTGGGTAAGTTTGGAGTGTTGTGGGATAGGGGCGAAGCCGTCCTGTGCAATTGACTCCCAGCGTTCAATCGCCTCGGGAGTGAGATAGAAGTCCCCATTGAGGGCTGCTATTCTGCCAAGGTCGTGGCGGAGGTGTTCGTAAGTGTGAACGGAGCGAGTGGTGTTTTCGAATAGGGAGACATACTTTCCTTCCCCTGCGTAAACCAAGACGAGTCGGGAAGTAAAGCCCATACCGAAGGCTGCGTCGGGTAGCAGAATATCAAGGTACTTTGGTTGTGTTCCTGCGATGATGGTGAGGTGTGGGTGTTCAATTCGCTTTTCGCCATGTTGCCTCGTTACATCAGAGAAGATTTTTCCACAGTCGTACAGGTCGTTGAGGATGTTGAACCAAGCATTATCATACTGTGGAACCAGATTACCGAACTCAGGGCTAGCACAAAGGAGAGAATGATATACGATAGGAACAGAACCGCTAACGTCCACCTTTCTTGCTTCAATGAGCGTATCAATGAGTCCTGCTCTTGTAACTGCGCTTGGGGCAATTCTAAGTCCCTCCACGGATTGCCAGAGATGGAGCACTTCGTTGATGATGACACTTTTTCCTACTCCTGGTGGTGAAACTAAAAGGACAAACATATTCGGGGCAAGGGAACCTCGTACAGTTCTGAGGGTACATCGACGCTCCAGCGCCCCAGAGATAGTCGAGAGGGCTGCCCACCGCCTCCAAAGCGGTGGGACTCCCATGTGTTGAGTGTAGGCGAAGAATCCGCCTACCCAGGACTTTAATTTTCTTTTCTCTGGCACGTTGGGGGCCTTTGGAGAGGGGATGAAATGTTCAATATAACGCCCGTACACGGGCGTTTTGTTGGGGGGATACACGGATACCACAAAATGAAAACATCCGCCATACGGTCAAATTTACCCCCGCCACGTCGATTTTATTTGAACGTCCTAGCCAACAATGCGCCCAAGCCATTAACCCGCTCCCCAGGCCCTTTGCGGTTCTCTCCCTTGGAGAGTTTACGAAGCCCAAAAGGGTTAGAAGGGGACTCTTTCCCCCAGTTCCAACCGATGTTGGCCTCGGAAGGAATGGCGAAGGAGGAACCGTCGAGGAGAATGATGGGTTTGGAGAGGATGGTGGAGGCCTCGGCGACGAGCGCGTCGTCGTTCTCAGGGTACTCAAAAACCACTGCGTCGTGGATCTGCGCAAGGAGTTTCACCTTCCCCCAAGCCCAGAGGCGACACACCCCTGCGTTCATGTAGTCCGCGATAAGGCTCTGAGGAACATAGGCCACAGCCTCACGAATAGTTGCATTGTCCCCGAGTCGAGAGAGGAATGTCCTTCGACGACCAAAGGGTGTGGTGAGAACTCCTGTACTCTGAAGCCTCGTCGCGGTTTTTTGGTGCCAGAGTGAAATGCCTGGAAATGCTCGAAAGTAGCCCCGTTGGAAAGACTCCATAATTGGAACTTCAATCTTGAGGTGTTTTGCCATTGTGCGAGGAGTGCCAAGATAATTGCTTCCATGTCCTCCGCGTTTTGCCATGTCTCGGTAAGAGTAGTTGCGGTAGCATTGTCCGTCTGCAAGCTTCCTATCGGACGAAAAATCTCCTGTCCATGCTTTATCTGGCCAGATGAGGCGTGTAACAGTAGTGTGCAGGTCTCCAGAGTTACAGGCGTGTTGATAACCCTCATCTCCTGATAGAAACGCGACGGCGCGGGACTCAGCTTGCTCCAAGTCGATGTATGCAAGCTTGTGACCAGGGGACGCCACAAAGATGGGCCTGATTTCCTCGGTAAGATTTTGCGCATTCATCCCTCCCCCGAAAGCATTTTTTGACGAACTCCAGCGACCAGTTTCTGTTCCTCCGACGTTGAAGGAGAAACGCATTCGAGAGTCACTGTCAATGCCGCTGCGCAGGACGGACAGCTTTTTGACGCAATCACGTCTGCCGAGAATGGCAAGGACGAGGGGGTTGGCAATCGCTGACAGCGATAACTTCTCCAGAGCTTCACGATCAACACTTACTTTCTCCTCTTTCTTTACTCTGTCATACTTTCTCTGTTCAGGGAGGCCAAGCTGTTCATAGAAGATTTTCTTTAGTTGTGGGATGGAGTTGGCGTTGATCCCTTGGGGGTGCCCAAGGGCACGTCCGTAATTAAGTAGGATTTCTTCGTAAGCGTCTGCGTGGGAGGAGAGTGTCCGAACCATATCATCTCGCGCAAACAAGTCCACTCGGATTCCCCTGAGTGCCATTTCCATAGCTGGCGCAAGACAAGCACGCTCGAAGTGGTAGATCCATCTTGTGTTTTCATCTAACTGCTTCTCCAAGACCTCTGACACTTCCGCAGTAACCATACAGTCTGCTGCGTTGTAGGCCCAGTAAGTGTGGGCCGCGGAGAGGGGGGTCTCCTCGTCGGAGATTGCTTCTAGGGGGATAATCTTAGCCAATGATACCTCCACAGTGTAGACACGTTCCGCCTTTGTGTCTAAAGGATGCCATTTCGATAACACAACTACATTTGAACCGCGGAGGTTCGTAGAGGTCTCGAAGGCGTTTTACTTCTTTCTCGAGGGAGGCAATTTTTTCCTCCATGTCTCGGACTATGAGATCCGCATCGAGTTGTGGATGGTGGCTCATGCGTCTTTCTTCTCCATTTTTGCCCTCGCGTCAGACAATTTGCGAAGGTGTTTCCACGAAGGGACGTCTGTGTATGCACTGCCTAAGAACCCCAACCCTTTCTCCATTTCAGGCTGGAGGGCATGTGCCATCAGCATAGTGTCGTGGATGGTGCCTTTCAGCACCATCCCCCAACATTTCCAGAGATACTGAAGGTCGTACTGCGCATTCTGGAGGACCTTCGGGTACGGGCTTTCTAGAACGGATCGTACCCAAGATAAGGCCGCTGACTCGGATGCTGCGTCTGGCCAATAGCTCCTGCCATCGAGGTCGCCCCCGACCTTCGAGCCGAATGCCCTGTTCCAGAATGGTACACAGATGGCGGTTTCTCTGGTCCCAAATCCGATGCAGGTAATAGTCCCGCCAAAGGTTTCGATGTCAACTGCGAGACGATCAGTGGGGTTAAATTTTTCGAAGGCAATTTGTTCCCAGGCCTTGAGGTCTTCAAGGTTTGGCTCAAGCCAAATAGTCCGTGACGGGAGAGGGAGGTCTGGGCTGACTTCGGGACCTGAAACCAATCGCTTCGCTTTTCGTAGATCTGCGAGGACAACAGGTCGATTAGAGTACTGCCGTATGATGCTGGATGGGTGGTAGGTAGGAATGACTCGTGGTCCTCCAGGAAGAAAGGTGCAAGGATAAGAATACCCTCGGAGCTTTCCAATACCGGAACTACGAAAAAGAGCCCAGGTTGGGATGTTTCCCATTCCAATAAGTAGTGCTGGTTTGTTGTCCACCAGAGTTCGCCTGAGCACGCCGAGATGGGATAGGTAGTCAGGGTGCAGAAACATTCCGACCCCAGAGATGGGTGGGAAGTCGTAGGCTTGTGGCCAAGGAAACTCGGGGAATTGTTCAAGAAGTCTGGGTCGGACTCCAGGGTAAGTATGGACTGCTGCAGCTTTGGAGATACAGAAGGATCGAATGTCATCGTTTGGAGGCCTCAAGTTAAAGACGTTGGTGAAGTGACAACCTTTAGGGTCTATTCCACATTCCCTGAGTTGTCGGTGAAGTTCCTGCCCCGCGGAGCCGAAGAATGGGCGACCTGCCAATTCATCAGCCTTGGAGTAGAAATCCCCAATCAGAGACAGCCTTACTGTCTCAAGGGGAGGGTTAGTTGTGCTTGACACCTGCGGTGAGTTCCTCGAGGAGACGGTGGGCGGTGTAGGTGAAGTTGCCAAGGCGGAACTGGTCGATTTTGTTTTCCTTGGAAAGGGCAATCATGACTGTCATTGAGGCGAGAAGAAGGCGTTCTGCGACTGCAGCCTGTTCGGGTGCAGTCTTCACAGAGGCCCTGATCTTCTCTACGAGGTCTTTGACACTGTTTTCAAGATTAAGGGACAAGGGGGGATGGTCCTTTGTTGGAGAGGTAAATTGAAAGCTTAGTTGCACTGGTTGCGGCGACTTCGGGGTTGAGTTCAACCCCCAAACCGCTGTTCGCTCCAAGTGCTGCTGCAGCACGCACTGCTGTCCCAGAGCCGCATGTTGGGTCCAGGAGATCTGTGTGCTCCGTGACGACCATGGAGAGAAAGTATTCCAATACTTCCTGAGGTTTTGCAGAAACATGGGCTTCTTTGTTCCTAGCTATGGGGGCAGCAAAGAGGTCATTCTTCAGGGTGAGGATTTGACGATCACCCCTTGAACAGAAGAGGGCTGTTTCGTAGACGTGCTTGGGCCGCCTACGAACGTCCGAAGCAATTCCACTCCCACAGCTCTTGTGCCAGATCAGTGGGTAGGGAACCACGAACCACCCGCCCTCCTCGAGGGTCTGCACCAGCTCATAGTGGTACTTCATGGAGTACCAGAAGACCATGTGGGCGGAAGGGGTGAGGAGTTCGTCCTGATGGCGCATTAAGTTGTGTACAAGTCTCCAAAAGACCTCTGGTGAGTCTCCGTACTGAGAGTCGTCTGCTTTGGCACCACCTTGGTCGGACTTATCGAAGTTGATGCCATACGGAAAGTCGCAGTGTAGTAAGTTGAACTTTCTCTTGAAGGCTCCCTGTTCGAGCAGCGATAAGAAGTCCCCAGAGACGATGCGGAATGGAGAAGGCTTCGTTGGAGACGGGCGAGGTTCAGAAGGCTCACCGCGAGGGCTATCCGGAGCCTCCGATGGTGAGGGGGAAGGGTCTCCAGGGGTGGATGTTTCATCCGGTGAAGAGTATATACCAGCACCTTGCTCTCCCACGGGGCTGAAAAATTCATCCTCAAGTCCGTCATCGTCTAGGTTCTCCTTCGCCATTGCCGACTCAAGGTCGAGGGCTCTTCGTCGACGTAGAAGGTCGGCGGCGCTCCCACAACTGCCGCAAGCTGCCACTTTGGTATCTCCAAGCCTGAGTGCCTGTCCCACGAGGATGCTGTTGGAGATAGTACCAGCGGACAGTCCACAATACTCAGCGGTATCACCTTGGCTCCATGTTGGAGAATTAGCGGTCTGCAGTTCGTGAAGTTCGAGTACTGCAAGTGCATTCTCCTGCCATGATAGGTCAACTCGACGTAAATTTTCATCCAACTCAACGAGTCTTTTTTCAGAAAGGTCGAGAGCCTCATAGTATCTCGCCAAGATGGATGTACGACCCAGAAACCTGCAAGCCTCCAACCTGCGTCGTCCAGCGAGGAGGTTGTTTTCTTTATCCAAGATGACCGCGTTGAGTTGTCCGATGCGCTCAATACTTCCTGCAAGCTCTTCAACGCCTTTAAGTGTTTTGCGCTGCCGATTTGAATCATCGACTTTGACCTCCGAGATAGGGATGAGGAAGGAATGGTTCATGGTTACTCCAAGGGGAAGAGGAGAAGGAGGAGGTTTCCGCAGAGGGGAACCCCCGCGATTGAGTGGGAGATAGGGTTGACTGTTGGGTTTTCCTTGAGGAGCCCCTCTTCATCAACGAGGAGGGTGCAACCAGCGAAGCGGTTCTTCACTGGCTCAATGTACCCTCCAACGAGGTCCTGAAGTTCATCGAGGTGTGGGTGTTCTTCCCAAGTGAGAAGACGAGTCTTCTTCACATCAAGGGGGAAATAGAGGGCTTTGTATTGGGTGGAATAGGCCATGCGATTTGCTCCGAGAAAGTGGGGGGCCGAAGCCCCCCAGAGTTTACCCTTGTTTTTAGGCCTTGAAGGTACGCTTGATCCCGACGAACTCGCGACCATCTTTCGAGGTTTCAAGGTCCAGAACCAAACCACAGGTTGCTCCGATGGAGTCCTGAAGCATGTCGCCCAGAGACTTACCGCCGCGGGAGATTCCGAGGTCCTTCTCGAGGAAGTCAACGAGACGATACGTCGACTTGTCAGTCAGGTAGTACGAAATTCTCATCTCATACCCACCCTTCGCCGAGATGGCTGCATTTGCCTCCGACTCGTACTCCGCGGGGACTTCGATAAGTCCGTCGATGTTGAACTTGACTTCGACGTAGGGTGTCTTCTTCTGAGTGGACACTCCGGGTTCGAAGGACTTCACAGAGGCACTGTACTTCCCAGGCGGGAGGCTCTTTGGTGCTTCGATTGCGTCTGCGCGTGTGTTGAGGATGTCTTGAAAGTTAACGCTCATTGTGTTTTTAGCCTTTTAGTGGTTTGTTGAAGTTGTTTGTGGTAGGCACTATCTCTTGAGGGTTGCGACCCTCCCAGAGCTTGAAGATGTCTGCCAATCCGGACTCCACAGGGAGTTCCTTTGGGGCAGACAAAATGGGACACTTCGCCTCGACTTGCGCATCGGGCTTGGTGAGGATGAGGCGTTTCAGGTTGTCGCCTGAGCCACGACTCTTTGAAATGAGCATCATGTTGAAGTAACGCCCGATCTTCGGAGGGAGCTGGGAACCAAGTCCCATCGGGAGGCCCTTGGTCAGGCCTGTCCCTTCCACTTGCTGGTAGGTGATGTGGGAGTTCATCACCACGTTGCACTTGACCTCGGTGGAGTAGATGATCTGGAGGGTTTGTTCGAGCATTCGCATTGCTTCTCCCCAGTCCCCCTGATGAGGTTGATCGCCTCCACGGCCATTTTTAGCGAGGACGTAATCAAGAGCAGCCATACCAAGGAAAGAAAGAGAATCCACAACAAGTACCCTATTCGTACCCCAAGAATTGACCGATCCAAAGTCTTCTCCTGTTTCTGAGTCTTTCCATTTCTGTAAAAGAGCGAGGGCCTTCGGGAAGGCCTGAGGGTTGAGTTTCTGAATCTTCTGGTTGGTTCCAGCTCCGACTAACTTTCCTGTGTCGGTGAGGGTTTCGATGTGAACATTCTTCTTAAATTCGTCCTTGACGACAAACTGAAGGATGTCTGTTCCGTTGTCGAGGTCAAGAATGAAGAGTTCCTTGCCGCTATTAGCCAGCGAAGCCAAAGCGCCTGTCTTTCCAGTTCCACTGTCTCCGATGAGGAGGAGTTTGAGCGGTTCATTCTTTGCCTTTGAGTTAAGACTTGCCATTATTCTGCGTCAGCTCCTTCGAGTTCAGGTTGTGGGGTACGCTCTGCCTTAATTCCTGCAATGTTTTTCTTCTTCGCGCCTTGTCTCGCGATGGGGTCCCAGAGGCCAGGGACGAAATCACTCTCGAGTAAGAAGCCACGTACAGAAGGCGTCGAAGAACATACTCCCTTGAATGGGCAGATGAAGCAGCTCTCCGTATTCATCGGCCAATGCTTCGCATTCTTCGCCGCGTAGGCGGCAATGTCCTCCGCGGGTTCGATTTTCGCACTCACAGCCATCTCCATTGCAGAGCGGACCCAGCTCACTGCGTTCTCCATCCATTCGTCTGACTTCTCCTTTCCTAGAAGGATATGACCCCTGCCGCAACGCACGAAGTCCACCCCGATCTGCATTCCGTCGATAATGACCCCTTGTACGGGTTCATGGAAGACGATTGAGGCTGCAACAGCATACCCTGGGAGCTGTGTGGAGGGGGAGTAGGACTCAAAGTAGTGGGGACCGATGGCCTTGGTGGTGGTCTTGTAGTCCACGACCCAGCGACCAGAGCCTGTGTCCACCATTCTATCGAGGTGTCCACAGAAAGTTGCGGGGGTTCCGTTGACCTTGAGATCAAGGTCAAAACTAAAGGGCAATTCCACGGCAAGGAGTTTTTTGCCAAGTACAGTGGTGCGAAAATCTGGTTCAAGTGCGAACTGCTCGGTGTGCCAAACGAAGGCGCGAAGCGCGTTCCAGAGATTCTTATTCCTACTGTTTGACTCCCAGTACTTTCCATTGACAAATGCCTCCTGAAGGAGAACCTGAAGCCCCAACACTTGGGCCTCATTGTGACCCCTTGTTTGACGCTCGAGGTGGTACTCTTCGAGCGCGGCGTGGACAAGGGAACCGAACACTAAGTCGAAGGACTCAGCTCGGGGGCGGAAGTTGCAGACATAATTGTAGAAGTATCTCCTTGGACAACGGAGGAAAGTCGAGAGACTTGAAGAGTCCCAGGAGTGTTGAAGGTGTGGGGCGTCCACACCTCCGAAGGAGGCTTTGATGGGGAGGAAGGTCATTAGATGATGCTCCTTGACCGAACCGCGTCTTGCAGGTGGTCTTGCAGCTCCCTTGGCATTTTCTTCGGGAGCTTGGAAATACGAACGCCTTGGGTTTTGAGGTAAGAGGAGAATTGGTATCCCCTCTCATAGTTGATCTGGTCCCAACGAGTGGAGAAGAAGAGGTCGGGTTCGAAAACCCGACTCTTCGTGAACCCCGCAAGGAGCCCTATACGGAAGGGCTCCTTGGAGTAGAGTTTCACCACGGTCATAGTGGTGTCTGCCCCGTCCTGTCTCCTCATTGGGCCTTCTCGTCATCCACAGGGCTCTGAGCGTCCCCTACGTCGTCGTAGTCGGAGTCTTCGTAGTAGTCGTCGTAAGAGTCGTCCTCGATCTCACGAAAGGTGTCATCGACGAACACTGCGTATTCCTTCAGACTCTTAACTGCTCTGATGAGTTGATCTTCGAGGTCGGAACCCTCTTCCACTGGGTCACTCCCCGGAGGACCGCTACGAGTGATGCGGCGGATGTCTTCCGCCTCGTCGGGGTTAGAAGGGAACGCGATGTCGAAGTCCCAACCAAGGGCAGTGAAGGTGCGGATTGACTCTCTCATGGTTATTCCTCCCCTGAAAGGTTAGCAAGACGCTTGAGGCTTTTGTCTCTTCCGAGGCGACGGAGAATTTCACCCTTCACTTCTTCCCATTCCAGGCCCTCCACGGTCACTGTGGTGTTGAAAGACTCGTAGTGGTAGAAAGAGAGGGAGATCTTTGGAACTGCAAGTTTGTTCCACTCGAGATCCATCCTCATCGGGAAGGTGACGGTGAAGGTCAGGGTGCCCGAAGGATGGGACTCCATCAATTCTCGACGGAGGGCACGGGCGGCGACATTGAGGTCGCGGATGTAGGAGTCAACGGGTGACTCGTACTGGAAGTGTTCGGTGGATGGTAGGCTCATTGGGTGCTCCTTGGGGAACGACATCCCCGCTTGGTGTTTTGTTTTCAGTCTTTAGTATACGCATTATATGCGATTTTAACACCCCTCGCAATCAAAATCGACAAGGGATGAGTTATTTTTTAGAGGTCTTCAAGAAGAGAGGCGAGGTCGGGGACGGCTCCTTTGCCTTTCGCAATTGCCTTCTTAGCGTTGACTCTGCGTCCTGCAGTTTTAGCCTCAGAGTCTGCAGCAACAAAATTTTGTCTCTGCTGTCGCAGTTCCGCCACGATGGAGTTAAGCTCAATCCGAGTAAGACTGAGTGGATCTCGTCCGAAAAGCGATTGGAGTGACGGAGGGACTCCTCCAAGGGCATCGAGTTGAACCTCTGTTCCGAGAGGGGCTTCTTGTTCTTCATTCAAAGTCTTTCTCCTTTACACTGGGTGCCTTCCCCGCCTTCTTTTCAAGGCGTAACTCGAGTCGATCAAGGTGCGCCTTGACAAGGGTCCTGATGACTAGGTTGTACGGCTTGCGCGGGTAGAAGGTCTCGAGGCGTTCTAGATCGCCCTCTTGAAGGCGAATGAGGAAGGGCTTGGTGAGAGAACTTTTAACCATGCAAGGACTCCAAAAAGAGTGGGGGGAGAATCAACAGCTCGGCGGAGGACCTTCTGTTGACTCTCACCCCCTGGGGCTAGGACACCCAACGCAACCTAGCCCGAAGTGAAGGGTTAGTCTTCCAACCCAGCCTCAGCCATCGCCTTGGCGTCTGCGACTCGGCGTTCTGCGATAGCACGGATCTTATCCCCGTGCTTGTCGAAGTAGGTGCGGATCGCAGCTTCCTTCTCATCAACAGAGAGAGAACTGAAGTCCACATCCTTCTTCTTGAAGAAGTCGGTGAGGGCCTTCTTCGCGAGGGCGCGCATTTCCTTCGTAACAGGATCGACAGTGCGCTTGGTCGTTCCGCTGGAACGACGGACGCCGAACTCGTAGGTCTCCGCATAGGCATCCAAGGCGGCCTGGATGTCTTCGAGGGTCGAACCGCCCTCGAGCATTTCCTTGACCTTGGAACGGAAGTTGTTACCGATGTTTTCAGCATACACCTGATTCAACTGCGAGGCTTCTGCAGCTGTCAGGACGTGGCCGTCTTCGTAGGGAACTTCAATCGACAGTTCCTGGCCGTTGATAGTAATTTCGCGTGTCATAGAATCACTCATTGTTTTGCATTCTCCGAAGATAAAAGGTTTCAATCGCATTTGATTGAACCGAATTGTACCCCGTATATACACCCCTTGCAACAAAAATCGACAAGGAAAGAGGATTATTTTATGGTTTTTTTCGTGCAACCCCTGGTTGTAAGACCGTCAACTTCCAGCCCACGCCATGCTTCCCCTCGATCCAGAGCGGTGTGGTCTGGAGTTCCTTGCGGAGGAAATGGATCATAACTGAAATCACCCTTGAAGAGGGTGGTGCCTTGAGGTGCCCATAGAGTCTTATATGGATATCGAAGGCGTTAAGGTATGGCGGAGCGTTTGGGTCACCTGCCTCGAGGGACTTATGGTGCTTCCAGAGACAGAGGAAGACTTGTCTTCTCATGTTCTGAATGAAGGGGAGGCGGGGGAAGAGCTTTTTGATTTCTTCCACTGTGGGATCGGCGGCGGGAAGTTCATACTCAGAACGAAGGGCCTCAATTTCCGCCATAAGCCTTCGGATTTTTCCCTCAAGGAAGAGGCACTTCCCACTCATCCTCTTATTCTCTGTCTTCAGGTGGACGTTATCCCTCTTGAGACCAAAGAACTCCTTCTCGAGGGCGTCCCATTGTTCCTGTGTGTGGTGGACGAGGGTCATTAGATGTCACCTAAAAGTTTTGCGAAGTCTGCGGGGGAGAGCTTCCGTCTCCTCAGGGGGCGGTCCTCTTTCACTGCCTTTGCGATTGGCACCACTGCTTTTGGGTTGTACACTGCGCGGACCTTTTGCACTGCAGCCTGTGGATCGAGGACCTCCCGCTCAAGGACAAGCCTTAACGACCCAGGCCCTTGGCGGGATTCAAACTTTATCAACTCGAGGGTGGAGGCGAAGTACCGAGAGACAGAGAGGGTACAAAGAAACCCCTTCTCATCCATGAGGGTGAGTTCGTCTCCATTGATCCAAATGTGGAGTCCCCACAAGGAGGGACGGAAGGCCATTAAGGCCTCCCGTTTCTCATTCCTTGCTGATTGTTGGAGGCCTTGAAGAAGGGGCATCAGCCCCGCCTCGTAGAACTTCCGCACTGCGTTGTCTCTTGCCTCGGACATTGTTCACAGCTCCTCGATGGAAGTCGGTGTGAATTGAGGGGAAGAGTGGAGGGAAATAATGAGGGCCCATTGGGCCCTCTCATTGTCGTCCTTCGCAGTGGGATCTACCTCGATGGTGAGACGGTAGGCGTCCCACGGGGAGGAGGTTTCTCCAAACTCCGCCATTTCCTTCCTATTGATGTTCCTCGCGCCATAGAGGGCGAAGCGGGCGGCGATTGCCGCCTTCCTTGTGGGGTAGGTAATGCGGAGGCCCCGAGGGGCCTCCACGATTTTCTCCCAGAGATCCCTCGCCCAAGCCGCGAGGTGGATGTTTCCGGTGCTCATTCCTTCCTCGCGTTTTTGTGCTCGAGAAATTCCGTCTGCATCTGAAGAGGGTCTTCGATGATCCCCTCCACCATGCGAGCGATGGTGTATTCCTTATACCAAATCGCCATCGCGCAACCCTTGAGAGTCTCCACTGTGGTGGAGAGGATTGCAATCACCTCAGGGGGGATAGACTTACTCCCCTTCGCGATCTTGAGAAATCCCTCCATCGCCCTGATCGCGTGTTTAAGGCTTTCGATGGGGTAGTTCCGCATATCGGGGTCCCTCCCGATGAGGATGTAAAGGGCTTGGTGTTGCATCGCCTCGATCTTTTTGTCAATCTGCTTCCCTTCTTTCAGGGCTTCTTGGCGAAGGTCTTCGAAGTGTTTTTCGTAGTCCATAACTGTCTCCGTTTATGGGGTGAAATGTATATATGGGGCCTTGCGGCCCCATATTAGTCTTACGAGGTGTGGGTGATTTGCTTATTGGCGTGCTTCATCCAACAAGTTGGGAAATCTGATCCATAGGTGGCACTCACAGGCATCCGTCCGTGGGCAAACTCAAAACGACCCGTCTTCGGGGCGTCCTTCATCACTTCCTCTTTCTCTTCTTTCTCTTCATCAAACATGGGGAGCCTCCGTTAACCGAGGTGACGCAGTGCCACCACGAACCAAATTGTACATTGATTTAACACACCTCGCAACAAAAATCGACCAGGAATTGGGATATTTTTCGTAGTTGGATTGGGACGTTGGGGGATTGTGGATTGTGTCTGGTGTCGCCTCATTTGTCCTCGTAGCCTATGATTTCCGACCCCCCCATCTTCCAATTCTGGTATGCCACTCCCCATCGGACCATAATTGCCATTTTTGGCAAAGGCCTCAAAGAAACAAGCAGAGAGACGAAGGCGGGTGGTTCTGAGGCTTTCTAGGAAGAGGGGCCTTGTCTATATATTCTAAAAAAAAAAATAAAAAACTATAACAACTTTTTTCTGTACAATTATTTCTCCGCGTGAGACGTTCCGTCTCATTCTTGCCACAGTGTGTCTCCAAAATGAGACGATGGTGGGGGAACAAGACGGGGGGTACCCACTTCATAGGCTACGAGGACAAACAAGACGAAATGAGACAAAACGCTACAACATCACAACGAAACAATGGCAGAAATCCGCCATTCCTGGCGCTTCGAGCCAGACCTTCGTGAACCTCCGCCGCGTTCCGCGGCGACTTACGCCGCCTACTCGCGTGAACCTCTGCGCCATAAATGGCGCTCTAAGGGTTACCCTAAATCGTCGGGAAGAGGAAGAGATGCTACTTCGTTCTCAAGGTGGGTCTTCAACACCCTCTCAGGCCAAGAGATGTGCCAGAAGAGGGGTCCTTCGGAGTGGTGAGTCACCACTTCCCCGATGGACTCCACCTGAGTCATCCCATTCGCAGTGGGGGTGAGGGACTTACAGATTAAGACTAAGAAGAAGGGTCTTTGGTAGAAGGCGCCAGCGAGGCCTCCGTAGCGACGAACTTGTTCAATACCCGCGGCTTTAAGACTAAGTTTTGTTTCGAAGATAACTCCGAAAGAAGGAAAGAGTAAGAGGTGGTCAAGAATTCCAACGCCTTCGGGGCCTCGGAGGGATAATTGGAACTTGTATTCTGCCTCAGGGAAGGCCCTCTTTTGGAGGACGAGGATTTTTCCAATAGTGTTTTCATACTTAAGGCCATCCCTCTGTGAAGACTTTGGGCGTGAACTGATTGCCTCCTTTGGAGGAGTCCAATTCGCATCCCTCACCCATTCAGGTTTCCATACGAAGGAAGATGGGAAGAGGGAAGGGTCAAGCTTTGGAGTGAAGACCACGGAGACCATCCACTAAGTGGAGAAAGGTAGGACTCGCTGCGAGGCGTTGGGCGGAGAGGAGGGGGAAGTCTAGGCGGAGACAGAGAGTTTCAATCTGCTCACCTAGCGCGAGGCCAAGAGCTAAGGCTTTGTGCTTAGTCTTGATGAGTTCCAAGGAACTCTTTGGGTTCTGTTCCATGGAGAAGACACATACCACAGAACTCAAAATAAAAGAAGGGGGCCTAATGGCCCCCTCCAGATTACTACTTGAAATGACCTCCCATCATTTTCTCCCACCACTCAGTGAAGGCAATCCTTTCATCCCTATCGAAGTTCTCAGTGGCATCGAAGGAGGAGACTATTCCTTCCACATGACACTTAAGACTTCCGAAGAGGGAAACGAGGGAGTGTTCGTCTCCGTGTTCCTCTTCGAGTTCAGAGTAGGTCTCATCGAGGAGGGTGAAGGCATCGTTGGCTTTTTCCTCCAACACCCCCATCGCACTGTCGATGTTGAGAAGGGCTTGGAAGATTTCCTTCTGTTTTTCCAGAGGGAGGAGATTGAAGTCAATCTTGATTGAAGTTCTCATTGGGTGTTCCTAGGTTAAGTTGAGAAGCTCCGCGATTAGGTTAATCGTGGAGTAGAGGTAGTGGATTGCGAGTCCACTTGAGAGAACGAGGAAGGCGAGGGTGAGAGCATCGAAGGTGGATTGCCACCTTCGATAGCCCCATCCGTACCGAGGGCGGGTTAGAACCCTCGGTTCGGGGGTTTTGTCCTTCCTCACCCTGGATGTGGGAGGTGGAGTTGGAAGTATATCCAAAAACCTCCCGCGATCATTACGAGGTTGAAGAAGATGATGATGGAGGCGATAAGAAGTGCCACCAACATCCTGAAGAGGTCATACCATGACCTCGGCTTGATTGCCTTCCTCATGAGTAGTAGGGCCTTTTCGTTGGGTATTCACGAAGGGGGAGTTCATCCACGATCATCGCAGTGAATTTCCCATCAGAGAGAACTGAGTGAAGGGCAGGTCGCCCTTCATTCCATTCCGCGATGAGTGGGTCGAGGGAGTCACGATAGATCCTCGCTTCTTCCCTCGTCTTGAAACTCCGAGTGTGTTCTCCGAGGGCGGTGGTGAAGGTGAAGCAGGAATAATACCACCCTCCTTCCTCAGGTCCTCCGAAGCAGAGTTCTTCAAGATACACCCCGACGGAATAGAACGCAGGTTCGCGTTCCACCACTTCTTCCTCGTATTGGGTGTCGTAGTCGTCGTTCATTTGGTCCTCCTAGTAAAGGTCAAGTGTGTCGTCTTCCCAAGCTTTAAGCCAGCGCTTCTGCGCTTCTTCCTTGGGATTCACTGCCCCACACCATTCATCAAAGTGTGGGAACTCCAACCCTTGCGCAGTGGCTTCCGCCTTGGCAAGGGAGTATTCATCGAGAAGCGCGTTGTAGGCTTCTGCGATCTCCTTGGGTGTCATGTGTTGCCTCGTATATACAATTCATGGGGTAAAAAGGGGGACACTAGTCCCCCCACCACTTCACTCATTCCACTCATTGGAAGGTGTTGGAAACTTTATCTCCGTTCCTTCCACAGAAAAAACTTCACCGCGAGGTAGATAATCGCGGCGAGGATTGTAACGAGGATAACGATAATCCTCAGAAGCCCGCTCCAGAATGAGAGGGACGGGGTGAAGGGTTTGTGCATTTCTCATCTCTCTACCACCCTTAATCCCCCATCACCTGGAGCGTGTTCGAACTCGATCCCATCGGACACCTTGAGGTATTCGATGAATTCAAGTTTCTGCGCACGGAGGAGGAGTTTGTATTCTTCCTCAGTGGGGCAGCCGTCGATTTGATTCTGCTCCGCTTCGTCAAGGTCCAGAATAATCTGGACGATGGTGGAAGAGGTCAGAACATTTCTCAATTCACGAACTGTGAATGGATTGTTCATTGGGTAGGGCATTGTGGTATTCCTTTGTTGGGTGTTGTGAGTCGTGAGACTCAAGGAATGGGGCGCGATGTGCGCCCCACTCGATGCGTATCACAGAGTCGGTTCTGGGAGTTCTTCGGACAGCGCGGCGAGTTCTGCATTCGCCGCATTGATCCACGACTCGCGGATGATCTTCGAGTCTTTCCCGGTTCGCTTTCCGAGTTCCACGGCGGCGAAGTCGATGCTCTTCGCAAGAGCTTGCGCTTCCGTGAACTTCACTTTGTATTCCTTGATGAGCGATGTCATCATTACGTGGGCGAGTGTGGTCTTGAAGAGATCAATCTCTTCCACCTTGCTCTTCTTCGCCCCAGTTCGCGTAACGACTCCATTGTACAGATCTTTGAGTCGTTCTTTGAATGTTGCGATGCACGCCATGAGTCCTTCCGTTTTCGCACTCGCGTACGCGTTGGTCAAACTCTCACCCATTCCACGTGCGAGTCCGTAGACGTTGAAATCTACTTTGTTCGCAGCGATGGTCACGGTTCCATCTTCGTTGCGAGTCCATCCAAAATGTTCTTTCATATTGAAATTCGACTCGCCCACAAATTGTGATTTGTAGTAGTGGGTTGTCTTAAACCCATTCGTGGTCAGTGTGGTCGTGCCTTTGATTGCTTTGACTTTGGTATTCATTTTCTTTCTCCATTTGGGCAGTGGTTTGTTGGTGTTGCCCGAGTTGAGGACTCGGGTTGGTGTTTGGTTACTACTCGATCACATTTCGTGATCGTTTTTGGCGAGTCAATTTGTACGAGGCGGGTATGTATTGCATGTAAAACCCGCGACTACCCAATTCAATTTGGATCCTATCGAGTATCTTCAAAAGTTCTGGATCTGTAGGTCTGTCGTTATTGTCATCCAATCCGTACCGCTTCGTGATGTCATTGTGCATCGCGGCAAGAACTACGGGAGAGAAGATTGATAAATTCATTGTGGACTCCGTTTCGTTTTGAGTCCCCAATTCGGGCAACACCCAACATTTTTTCATTCTGGACTCGTTTGGGAATTGTACCGCTTTCCGAATCCGACTCGATGATGGGTATTTCAACCACATGGCAACGTCTTTAACGTCCGCACCACCATCGAGTCCGCCCGCACGCAAGAATGACGCGGGATTTGTGCCGGGAGAGTCCGCACGGGCAATGTGCCCGAGTCCCGTTTGGCAATGGCGTTTTCCATCACCGTAGGTATATCTTACCGATTTCCGCGTTCCGTTCAACTCAAAAACGTGTCAATGGGGTGCGGCCTGATGACGCATGATTTTGTGCGGGTTTCCCATGTCAATGCGACATAATGCCGCATCAATGGTTTACGTGCCAAAATGTCGCGCCTCCCAGGAGTCAATGCGACATGTTGTCGCACCTAGCTGTACCCGCTTTGTTCCTGTCAAGGGGGGTGGGTCAAAATGTCGCACCGAAACCCCCCCCGGTACCCCTGCGACATTTTGCCGCAAGGGGTGCGACACTTCGTCGCACCTTTAGGTGCGACGGGTGCGTGGCCCACAAAAAAATCCAGATTTAGACATCCAGGCCCCGTGGTGTCGAACCGCGTTCTGGCATACCATAAAAAATCAAAACCTAGGAGACAGGGCTGTGGCGAAGAAGACTCCAGGAAAGGCCAAAGGCCTCCTGAAGAGTAGTGCGCAAGGGGGGAAGGCATGGAGAGATGCGATCAGGCTGGAACTTGCCCGCGCTGATGGGCCACAGGGAACCGCCCTGGAGAGGATTGCGAGAATAGTCGTGAACAACGCCCTCAACGGGGACATGGAGGCCATCTACGAGGTGGCAAACAGAATTGACGGGAAGGTGGCGGTCCAAGAGGCCCATGAGGCTGGGGAGCCCATCTCAAGGCTGATTGTAACCTGGGAACAGCCCCGCGAAAGGGTCGAGGCCGAACCACCCATGCGAACGATTGAACACTCCCCCGTCGGAACGACGGGACGTGGTTCTGAGGTCTCCCCGCGGGACGCGGGCGTGGTTCTGAAGGCGGACGTTGAAGGATGACCTCTTATGGAACCCAAGAGGTAAAGATTGCCTACACGCCCAGAGGCATCTTCCTTCCCCTCCACAACAGGAAGAAACGCTGGGCCCTCGTCGTGGCCCACCGCCGTTGCGGAAAAACTGTCGCTTGCATCAACGAACTGATTAAAGGAGTCCTCACCTGTGACCGCCCGAACCCAAGGTTCGCCTACATCGCCCCGACTTATTCTCAGGCCAAAGACGTCGCCTGGAACTACCTCCAAGAGTTCACCCGAGACATCCCCGGAGTTACCTATCACGAAGGAGAACTTAGAGTGGACTTTCCGAACGGTGGGAGAATTCGACTCTACGGCGCAGACAACTATAATCGAATGCGAGGTGTGTATTTCGACGGGGCGGTTCTGGATGAGTTTGGAGATATGGATCCACGAGCTTGGAACGACGTGGTGCGACCAGCTCTCTCGGACCGTCTTGGCTACGCTATCTTCATTGGAACGGTACGGGGAAGGAACCACTTCTATGACATGTACCAACGAAGCCTTCAACCTGAGTTTTCGAAGGATTGGTACGTAGCGATCCATGCAGCCTCCACCACAGAGATCGTTCCGAAAAGTGAACTGGACGACGCAAAGCGGCAGATGTCCCCTGAGGCCTACGCAGCAGAATATGAGTGCTCCTGGGAAGCGCCCATTGTTGGGTCATACTTCGGAACGCTAATGGGGGAGGCTCAAAAGGATGGGCGGATAGGGCCTTTAAGTCATGAACGAGGAAAGAGGGTCTACACGGGTTGGGACCTCGGAGTGGGTGACTCCACCGCGATTTGGTTCGCCCAGCTCATCGGGGATCAAGTGAATGTGTTTGACTATGTGGAAAATTCTGGTGTCGGGTTGGACTGGTACGCGGGGGAACTTTTCCGGAGAAATTATATATACAGTGCTCATTATTTCCCCCATGATGTAGAGCAGAGGGAGGTCACAACCGCCCGCTCTCGCACTGAGGTCCTCCGCGATTTGGGAATAACCCCCACTGTGGTGCCCAGAACGAAGAAGGAGGACGGTATTTCCGCGGCGCGGTTACTGATTCCTCGGTGCTCCTTCGATTCCCTCCGCTGTCAGCTCGGAATTGAGACCCTTCGGCATTACCGAAGGGAATGGGATGCGAAAAAGAAGGTCTTCTCAGACCGTCCTCATCATGATTGGGCCTCACATGGTGCAGACGCCTTTGCAACTTTGGCCCTAATGCTTCCAAGACAGGACAATGTTTCCATGCGACCCCTGAAATACGACAATAGGTGGGTAGTGTAATGCAGCTCACAGAAGACAGAAAGGCGGCCTTTATTCGAGGTCGTTTGGCTATTCTTGGTTTTCGTGCCACAACAGCGGAGTGTAAACAACTTCTCCAGCTCTGCCACGCCCAAGGATGGAAATTTACTGCTGCAAACGCAACGAATGAGATGCGGGAAGCGGTGGTAGCCCAGGGGCCTGAGGCGATCTGGCGTCAAATGTGGGAAGCCGCCTAATGGTCGAGAGAAACCTCGTAGAAGCCCCCCAAGACCCCCTCTCTGAAGAGGATGAGGCGAACATTAAGAAGGTGAAAGAGGACTCAGAAATCCTCTCAATCCTTCGGAATGAGATTTCGACGGCTGCAGGGTCCGCAACCACAAGTCGCCTGCAAGAAAACCGACGCAACGCCCTGAAATACTACATGGGGGACGCCTATGGGGATGAGACTGAAGGGCGAAGCGCGGTGGTTACTACGGAGTTCAGGGACACCGTAGAGAGCCTCCTTCCACAGCTTATGAAAATCTTCACTTCCTCCGACACAATCGTCCAGTTCATCCCAACCTCCCCCAAGGAGGAAGAAGGGGCGATGCAGTCCACGGACTACATTAACCATATCTTCATGCAGGAAAACAAGGGGTTCCTCGTTCTCTATACCATGATTAAGGACGCCCTTCTCTTCAAGAATGGCATTGTGAAGGTTTTCGTCGAAGAGGTCTCTTCAGTCGAAAAAGAGACCTACACGGGTCTTACAGAACTTGAACGAAACGCGGTGCTTCAGGATGAAGAAGTCACCCCTTTAGCCTACACTCAGTACGAAGAACAAGGGATGGTCCTCTGCGACCTTACCGTTTCGCGGACGAAGACTGAAAAACAAGCGCGGGTGGTTAATTTGCCCCCTGAAGAATTTTTGATCTCTCAGCGCGCTGATAGCATTCAAGGATCCCGTTTTTGCGCCCACCGCTGCAGAAAGACCGTCTCGGAGCTGATCTCCGAGGGGATTGAGAAGGAAAAAGCAGAAAACCTCTCCTCCGCGCAGGGGGAAGGGGAATACTCCCTTGAACGAACACAGAGGTTTTACTATGACGGGGATACTTCGCCTGTTTCTGATTCTACAGATAAGTCTGTACGTTATGTGTGGGTTTATGAGTGCTACGCTCTTCTGGATCTGGATGGAGATGGGGTAGCGGAGAAGTGGAAAATCCTCTTAGGAGGTGATCAGTACGAAATCCTCTCCAAGGAAGAATGGGAAGGCGATTGGCCCTTTGAGTCAATTTGCCCCATTATGATGCCTCATAAATTCTACGGGCTGTCGATGTACGACCTCGTACAGCAGTGGCAACGGATTCAGTCCACCCTTATGCGCCAATTCCTGGACAATGTGTACTCGATCAATAATAATCGTATCGCAGTCAATGCGGATCGTGTAAACCTCGACGACCTGCTCACAAATAGGCCAAATGCGATTATTCGCACCATTGGTTCTCCGCAGGAAGCCATGATGCCCCTGCAACCGCAGCCCATTGGGAACACCCTGATTCCTTCCATGGAGTACGTCAACTCCATGCGAGAGAAGTCCACAGGGGTCACCTCTTACAATCAGGGGCTTGATGCGAACAGCCTGAACAAAACTGCTTCGGGTATCACCCAGATCATGGGTGCCGCGCAGGAGAGAATTCTCCTCATTGCGAGGATTTTTGCTGAGACAGGCATCGCGGGCATCTTCACCCAACTTCTCCGCCTCACCATTAAGCACCAGAATCAGAAGAAGATGGTTCAGCTTCGTGGTAAGTGGGTGGATGTGGACCCTGCGGCTTGGAATGCGGGGATGAAGGCGACCACTGACGTTGCGCTGGGGACTAATAACAAGGACCAGATCCTCCTCCACCTGAACCAAGTCCTTGCGGTTCAAGAAAAAGCCCTGATGAGCGGATCGCCCTTGGTTACTCCGAAGAACCTCTTCAATACCTTGAAGAAGGTGATTGAGAACACTGGCCTCAAACACGTCGAACTCTACTTTACGGACCCTGACACCGTGGAACCACCGCCGCCGAAGCCCTCTGAGGCTGAAGTTGAAGCGCAGACGAAGCTCAAAATCGAAAGCGGGAAGGCCCAGTCCGCAGGACATATGCAGGAACAGGAACTCAAGGCGAAGGCGCAGGAGAAGATGGTGTCTGCGCAGATTGAAATGGCCCGCGTGAAGCAGGACGCTGAGAACCAAGAGGCAGAGAGGAAGAACAAACTTCAGATTGCAAGAGAGAAGAACCTCACCGACCTGGCTCAAAGCACCCAGCAAGCGCAGCAGAAGACTCAGGACAGTGAAGTCAAGAATCAGGACAAAAAGAAACCCATCAGGATGGAAGTCACCCGTGACCCCGTTACGAGGGAAATTACTGGCTTGACCCCCATCTATGAAGAGATTAAAAAGATCGCAGCTCCTTCCCCTGAGTCCACAGACCTCCTTGCGATGTCTGAGAACCTTCTGAGTGATGATGAGGATTAAACATGGCAACCTACAATAAATTCCAGGACTTCGCGGAACAGATCCTTAAGGCGGTTCACGACCTTGACGGAACTCACACCCTCCGCATCGCGTTGACGAACACAGCCCCCACGGCGGCGCAGGTGTCGTTTGACGGAGTGACCAACCATCCGCCTCCGGCTGCAGCCAACGGCTACACCTCAGGTGGAAATACCCTTGCGGGTGTCACCCTCTCCGAGACCACAGGTACGGCGAAGTTGGTCGTTTCAGACAGTGTGTTCACTGCCACTGCAGGCGGTATTGGGCCTTTCCGCTACGTGGTGATCTACAATGACACTGCAACCACCCCCGCTGATGCGTTGATTGCCTGGTACGACTACGGCAGTTCCATCACCCTTCTCGACACTGAAACCTTCACTGTGGACTTCGATCCCACGAACGGTTTCTTCACCCTCGCTTAAGGAGTTCCCATGTCAACGAAAGACCTTCTCCGCGCCCACTTCACCTCCCTCCAGGCGGATCGTGCGGCTCTCCTTGAAAAGACCAAACCGTTTCGTGCTGCGATCGACAAAGCTGAGGCGGGGATTCAGAAGCTAAAAGAAGGCACCGCGAAGGAAAGAACTGCCCTCAAGGCAGCCAATGCGGAATTGGCCCTTCTTGATGATGAAATCAGCAAGCTTGCTTTTGCCCTTGGTGGGAAGAGGTTGAGCGATGGCTAGGCTCTTTGATCGAATCAAGGAGACAACCACTTCCACTGGAACGGGAACTATAACCCTTGCAGGGGCCGCAACACGCCACAAGGCGTTCAGTGCTGTTTTTGCCGTAGGGGATCAACAGATCTCCTATTGCATTGAGGGACAGACTGGAACGGAGTGGGAAGTAGGGCTTTGTACCTACAGTGGGGCTAATACCCTTACGAGGGATAAAGTGTACGCCTCGTCGAATAGTGATAACATTGTGAACTTTTCCGCAGGGACAAAAGATGTCTTTGTGACAATGAGTGCGGAAGTTGGTGCCATCACTGGGCGACAGAATGCACAGCAACGCGGGATGGCTATGCCATGAACTACTACAGAATTATCATAAATGACCCAGGTGATGGTGATGGGTACATGGAGGTAGCCAACGGCTACGTTCAGCGAATTACTGACCTTTCGGGGGCAACAATAACCCCAACTAGTTACTCTACCACAGGGGAAATTGAATTCCCTGCGTGGGGGCTTCCTGATCCTGAACCAGAAGCACCTCCTGTGAGTCCTGTCCCAGACGTGGTGACGAAAAGGCAGTTTTTGATTCAACTTCTCAGGGCAGGGATGGTGGCACCAGAGGAAGTTGCAACCCTTGCCCTTCAACCTCCCGCGTTGATGTCTGCGGTGCTGGATGCAATGTCGGAGGCCGATGAACTCGAGGCCCGACTTTCCTGGGGGGCGATGACACAGGTTGAACGATACAGCCCTCTGACCCTTGCTGCAGCTGCTGCCGCTGGGACCACAGAGGAACAGCTTGATGACTTTTTCCGCGCTGCGGTTCTGATTTAGAGGTGATACATGCCGAGTAATATTGATCCAGTCTATTCAAAAGTTGGTCGTTTTGGGGCAGGCGGTACAGCCTCGACGTTCACAACTTCAACCTCAACGGCCAACACGGCCTTCACGGGAACAGGCACTCTTGGCACGGATATTTTCCTTGCCTTCACCGCTGACGCGACAAACGGCTCATTCCTCCGCTCTATCGTTGCGAAAATCAACTCCACGGGTGTTGGCGTTGCCTCGGTGCTCCGACTTTTCATCAATAATGGCAGCGCGAACAGCACGGCGACTAACAATGCCCTCTACAAAGAGCTATCGATCCCCGCCATTACAGCCTCGCAGACCGCGGCAACGCCAGATTTTGAAATCCCCTGCAATATCATGCTTCCCGCAGGTTATCGTATCCTCTACACCTTCGGTACCGCCCCTGTAAATATCTGGATGGTTTATGGCGTAGGTGGGGATTACTAATGTGGCCCGACTATCAAACCGTCGGGATGCCGCAACTGTTTACCTCGCACGGGGCGGCAGCAACCCTTGCAGGGAACACGTGGCTAAAGCCGCCCCTGTGTTCCTGGGTCTACATCATCTTCATCGGCGCTGGTAGCGGCGGCGGTGGCGGACGCGCCGACCTTGTCGCTACTGGAACTGGTGGTGGCGGGGGAGGAGGGTCTGGGCCAGTTTCGATTTTTTATTTTCCTTCAATGGCTGTGCCTGATGTTCTTTCTTTTCGAATGGGGATTGGCGGCGCTGGCGGGACAGGGGGTGTTTCGCCCACTACAGGAACAAGAGGTACGGATTCCCGCATTATTGCACCAACACGTTTCAACAGCGTCCTCTTTACCGCATTGTCCACCGACAGCGGCACCGGCGGTAGTGGAGGTGGTGCTGCCTCTGGGGGCGCGGGTGGTTCCGTTGGCACAACACCTGCGGATACCGTGTGGACGTTACAGGGATTTGCAATTCATCGAAATGGGCAGTCTGGTGGATCTGGGGCGACGTCGGCGGGCGGTGCGGCCTCTGTTACCGTTGTAGGGGGTGGTGGTGGAGGTGGGGGAAGTACAGCAGCCTTCGTAGCTGGCGGGACAATTACAGCTTTTGGGAATATGCCAACCCTCGTGGGAAACGAAAAAAACACGTCAATTTCACCTGATTTACAGGCCAACTATTTTTTTGGATGGGAACCCTTGTTGTTTCCCGGTGGCCCTGGAGGAGTCGGAAGCACAACGGTAGATGGAGGGACCGGGTACAATGGAAATTTTGGTTCTGGCGGCGGAGGGGGCGGTGGTCGTGGAACTGGAGTTTTTTCTGGCCTTGGTGGTAAAGGTGGCGATGGTGTTGCTCTAGTTTGGAGTTGGTAATATGTGGTCAGTTGCAGGAATAAGTGCGGCTCTCCGCACAGGTGATGAATGGTTCTACGCTGCAGGGAATAACACAACACAAACGCCTACCGCTTCGTCTGTTTCAATAGGAACGTGGACGAAGCCTCCAGGTAAATCAATCATTATAATGATTTTGCTTTCTGGTGGTGCAGGCGGTGGCGGCGGCAGAGGCGCAACGAGCAATAACGCTTCTGGTGGTGGAGGCGGAGGTGGATCTGGCTCCATTGCACGACTCGTATGCCCTGCTTTTTTGGTCCCTGAAAGGTTGACCTTGATTGTCGGTGCAGGTGGCCTGGGTGGTGCTGGTGGTAGCGGTGCAAATAACGGAACCGTAGGCTCTTCTGGCGGTGGTACAGGATTGGTTGCGACGAACACTAATCAGCTATTAATTGCACTCCCTGGGGCCACTGGTGGAACTGGCGGAACAACAACGACTGCAACAGGTGGAGCAGCAGCAGCAGCTGCTTCGGCAACTACATTCACTGCACAGTGTATTTTTTTATCCACTGCGGGGCTTATCGGCGGCGCGGGTTCAAACGCAGGAGCCGCGGGCTCGGCCTCTTCTGCCCCATCAACAACCGCTCCCACATGCAGTGGAGGCGGTGGCGGAGGGTCTACTGGTGGGCCTGTGGCGAATGCTGGCGGGGCTAGCACATCTTTCTTTGGTTTTCCCAATGGTGGCGGCGGAGCTGCTACAGGTGCTGTAGGTGGAGTTGGGCCAAGCGTGCTGACGCAAGGCCTTATGCTGGGCGGAGGCGGTGGTGGAGGTGGTGCAACGGGGGCCTCAGTCACTGGCGGGGCGGGAGGCTCTGTGCAGATTGGCGGTGGTGGCGGTGGCGGTGCTGGAGCAAATGGCTCAGGCACGTGCAATGGCGGTCGCGGCGGCAGGGGTGGCGATGGCTTTATTTATATCTGTGCAATCTGAGGATTAAGTCATGGCGATTTTGGGTGGAGGTCCCCTAAGTACCCTACCCATTTCGGGGACCGCAGGAAGCGTTGCGGGTCCAACCTCCTACACCCTCACCGCAGACACTACCTCTTACGTCCTCACAGGAATCGCTGCAGGAACTCGCGTTGCGAGAAGAACTACTGCGGGTCAAGGAACCTACGTTCTCACAGGGCAAACCGCGGGGACAAGGCGGGGAATTAGGATCACCGCCGCGTTTGGGGCGTATACACTCTCTGGCCAAGTAGCAGTTCTTAGTGCCTCAAGGCGAGTCGCGGCGGCCCAAGGGACCTACGTCCTCACAGGGGTTGTGGCGACCCTTAGGGCTGCGAGACGGACTACTGCAGGGCAGGGAACATACACCCTTACGGGGGTAGCGGCAACCCTTCGTTCTGCGAGAAGAATCGTTGCGGGGCTTGGTACCTACATCATTACAGGTGTAGATGCGACCCTCACGTATACTCCAGGGGCGAAAATCCTCACCGCGAATGTGGGAACCTACACCCTTACAGGCATAGCCGCGGCACTTCGCGCTGCGCGGAGAACCGCAGGGGGAACAGGAACCTACGCTCTTTTAGGGGTTGCGGCAGCAACCAGGGCGACGAGAAGAATCACTGCGGAACAGGGAACCTACACCCTCTCCGGAGTTGCTGCGGCTACCCGCGCTGCGAGAAGGATTGCCGCAGCACAGGGAACCTATACACTCTCAGGCCAACCTGCCTCACTGCAGGTGGTTCGGAGGGTTGCGGCGAACACGGGAAGTTATATTCTCAGTGGACAGGCTGCGGGGCTTAAGGCAACGAGGGTTCTCCTCGGAGCACAGGGTGTTTATGTAATCACAGGGCGCGATGCGGGGCTCCTTGCGCTGGGCGATAAGACCCTCATTGCAGCCACAGGAACCTATACCCTCTCTGGCCAAGCTGCGGGAATAAGGGTCGCAAGGCGACTTGTCGCTGGGCTTGGAACCTACGCACTGAGTGGACAGGTTGCTAACCTTTCCATTGGGAAGAAACTTCTCGCCCAGCAAGGGACCTATGTACTCAGTGGGCAAAGTGCAGGACTCAAGGCTGCCCGCCTTGTGCTTTCAGCTTCGGGGGTCTACACCCTTTCAGGGCAGTCTGCGGAACTCATTTATTCTGCCTCTGGTGCGGTTCGCGGTGGTTATGACTACGGCGATCCGAAGAGGAAGAAGAAGCTCGTCTTCCCTTACGTGGAAGCCGAGGTCCCTCTCTCCCCGAAGAAGAAGCGGAAAGCCCAGGCCCAAAGCGCAGCGGCAGTGGTTCTGAAGGCACCTTCCTTCACCCCCTTGCCTCCGCCTCCGAATAGTGATAATTTCCGCTCAATCACCCAGACCCTCACAGAGGCGTGGTTTGAAGGGGCAAAGAGGCATGAAGTCGCCGCAGAGGTTGCCTTTGACAAACTGTACACTGCTGCGGGGCTTGAGGCCATGTTGGCAGAGGCTTTGGCAGAGGAAGAACTCTGGAATGAGGCGGAACGCCTTGGCCCAGTGGCGAAGGAAAGAAATGTGAAAGAGGAAGAGTTTTTGGTCAACCTTGCATGGAGCACGTATTTTGACACTTGAAGAAGAAATGAGACGGGCGACTGAGGCAAAGATGCTCACCGAGCATCCGCTGCTTATTGAAGCCCTTGAGGCAATCCGGAAAGAATTGACTTCTGCCTGGATTGAATCCCCTGCGAGGGACGTCGAGGGGAGAGAGATGATCTACCTCGGAGTGAAAATTCTAAATCAGTTTGAAGCCCGCTTGCACAGCCATATCACCACGGGCAAGATGGCGAAGATTCAGCTGGAGTCTGAACAAAGGAACACCAATGAGTTACATTGAGAGCAACGACCTTGACGTACAGTCTGACGCGGACAGACTGAACAAAATGTTTGAGACCCCGGAGCCTGCGGAGGTACCTGTTACCCCTGCTCCAGTGCGGACTCAACAACGGAATACTGTGGAACCTACGCCACAGGAAAGCGCACCTGAAGAGGCCAGCGCGGGTGAGGAGCAGACAGAGGAGAATATTGATCCTCCTGCTTCTTGGGATGCGGAAGCGAAGGAAAAGTGGGCGAAACTCCCTCCTGATGTCAGAGAGATAATCTCACATCGCGAAGCGGAAAGGGAACGAGCCATCAACACTCGCCTTCAGGAAACCGCCGAACTGCGGAAAAAGTACGAGGCTGAGGAAGCTCAGACTCTACAATACCGTCAAGCCTATGAGCAGCGACTAACCCATTATGCGAAGCAACTCGAAGCGAACATTCCAGATGAATTTCGAGCCATCACTTCCGCCGTGGAACTACAGCGCCTAGCAGAACGCGATCCAGCAGCCGCCCAACGATTTATGATCTGGAGGGAAACGGCAGCCTCAACATTGAGGGAACTGGATGCTCTTGAGCAGCAGAAAGCTGCCCATTATCAGCAGAGTGTCGAGAAGACACTTGCGCGTGAAGCAGAAGCCCTTGTAGAGAAATGGCCTGAAGTGGCAGACCCTGTGAAGGGCCCTGTGATTAAGGACGAGATTTCATCCACGTTGAAGGGCTTTGGTTTTACGGATAGTGAAATCAGTGGGATTTCTGACCATCGTATTCTGCTCTTTGCGAAGCAGTACATGGAAGGACAGAAGGCACTGAAGGCGAATGTCGAAGCGGCGAAGAAGGTCCAAGGGAAACCCCTGCCCAAGGTGACCTCACCTGGGAAGGGTGAGTCCACAGGTCCCTCTGCCCGACTCAATACGGCAAACCTGCATCGTGTCGCAAGAGGGGGAGATCAGTCCTCCACCGTTGCGGCCTTGGAAAAACTCCTCTCTCAATAAAGGAACAGAACATGGCAATTCCTACCAATACCTTCACGACCTACAGTGCCATCGGCACCCGTGAAGACCTGAAAGACTTCATCGCGAATGTCTCCCCCAAGGACGTCCCCTTCCAGAACATGGCGGGTAAGGCGAAAATGGAGCAGACGTTCATGGAATGGCAGACGGATGCCTTTGCGGCAGCCTCTGCAACGAACGCCCAGCTCGAAGGTGATGATTACGCCGCGGTAGCAGTGACGGCCACGACCCGCCTTGGGAACCGTGCGCAGATCAGCTCCAAGGCCTTCACCATCACTGGTACGCAGGAAGTGACGAACAAAGCGGGCCGTAGTTCAGAAATGGCCTACCAGCTCACGAAGCAGACCTATGAACTGAAGCGTGATATGGAAGCCGTCCTGACCCGTAACCAGGCTTCTGTCGCAGGTAACGCGACGACGGCTCGTACACTTGGTGCCCTCGAAAACCAGATCACGACGAACGCCTCGAATGGCGGCGACACAGGTGGCGGTTACACCTCCTCGAACTGGGTGGTTGTGACTGACGGTACGCAGCGTGCGTTCACTGAAACTCTCCTTAAAGATGTCTGTCAGTTGGTCTTCACCAACGGCGGAAATCCCAACTACCTCATGGTTGGCCCTGCCCAGAAGCAGGTGGTTTCGGGCTTCACGGGTAATGCGACTCGTATGGATAAGTCGGAAGACCAGAAGCTCTACACGGCAATTGACGTGTACGTTTCGGACTTCTTCGAGTTCAAGGTGATTCCGAACCGCTTCCAGCGTAACCGCACCGCATTCCTTCTCCAGAGCGATATGTGGCAGGTTGCTTACCTCCGCCCTGTTCAGGTTCAGGACCTGGCCAAGACGGGTGACAGCATGAAGAAGCTCATGACCGTTGAGTACTCCTTGATGGGCAAGAACCAGCTTTCTTCGGGCATCATCCGCTCGCTGACGTAATCAGTGGGTTGAGTTTGTATATACGGTTCACCACATGAACCGTATATACCCCCCTCAAAGAAAGGAATAGAGTCATGGGTGTAAACCTTGTTCAGTTCGACGATGGAAGCATGGGTATTCAGGGCGCTGACCTTGACACTGGTGCGTTCATTTATGCTAACGATCACTACAATTCTGCATCAATTGACAGAATTTTCTTCATCGCGACGAGAGCACTGCGGGTGGTTGGCGTAACGCTGCGGCCTACAGTGGCTGGAACCGACGGAGGTGCGGTTACTGTTGAAATCCGAAAAGTGCCTTCGGGCACCGCAATTACTTCGGGTACAGTAGTTCATGCGGCCACAGGAAACCTTAAGGGAACCGCGAATACAAATCAGGTTCTCGCGCTTAATGCAACCCCTGCAAACATGCGTCTTGCTCCGGGTGATGCTCTTGCCACAGACTTTACAGGAACATTAACCTCAGCTGCAGGTACCGTCGCCGTTGCGCTGATTCCACTCTAAGAATAGGGGAGGGTCTTTGCCCTCCCCATAACTTTAAGGATTTTCAAAATGGCAACGAAAGTGAATGAACTAGTCATTGCGACGGTGGGAACGCAGGTCACCACGGGTGGTGCGAGTGTTGCGACAGCAATTCCCAACAATGCCTCTGCGGTGATTGCGAAGTATGTAAGGCTTACCTCCACCACGCAGTGTTATGTGAAGCCTGGCTTTGTGGGTTCCACCTGCACAGTGAACGATGCGCTGATTACTGCAGGTGAATCCCTGATTCTGAATGTGCATGGGTATACTCACATCTGTCACCTCCAAGAAACAGCAGCCTGCAAGTTGACCATCACCCCACTTGAAGTAGGTTAAGTCATGGAAGTCAGACCTTTAGGCTTCGACTCCAATGGGGTGAAGGAAGACTTTGTGGTCGATCCGACCACAGGGAAATGCTATGTGAAGCGGACCTTTGCGCCTGAGACTTGGGACATCCTTCGCCAGAACCAGGCCCTCCAGAATGCAGGATGGGATGGGTACTCTGGGGACAAGGATAAAGCTTTCAAGCATGTGGCATCCATCCCCCTTCAGATTATCGAGATCTGGGAGAAAGAGTACGGGGTGAACCCATTAGAACCTGGCAATGAGAAATTGTTGACACGCCTTCTCAATGACCCAGAGTGGAGCTGGATCAGAACCTCCCGCGGAAGAGTCAAGATTAAGGAAATGTAGTCATGGCTTTCAATACTCTCGTTTCGCTCAGGGCGACAATCATTGATTGGGTTGCAAGGACAGACCTCACCGACGAGAAGATTGACCTCTTCATCGACGCTGCGGAACTTGAAATCATCCACGGAGTCTATGACGAGTCAGGGCGGGTGGTTATCCCAGGACTGCGTTGTAGGCGGATGGAGGTGAGAAACTCCGCCTTTGCGATTACAGGGGAATACACAGATCTCCCCGTGGGATTCCTTGGGTTCCGTTCTGTGAAGACCAATGAGTCCCCAGAACGAACCCTCGACTACGTGACCCCCCTGGTGTTCAACTCCACCAACCTCTCAATGGCGACTTTTGCTGAGTCCAACGCATACACTATCGAGGGGAACCAACTTCGCCTCACGACGAATGCAGGACCCTCAAACAGTCTTGAAATTGTCTACTACCAACAGCCCCCCAATGTAGTGACAACCACCACAAACTGGATCCTCGAGCAGTATCCCTTAGTCTATCTCTATGGCGCTCTTCGCCACCTCGGCATCTACACTGGGATGGATGCGAGACTTGGCCTTTTCCAAAGCGCCTTTATGTCTTCCCTCGCCGCGATTCATGCGCAGGAAAAGGCGACTAATTATTCTGGCAGTTCACTTCAAATGCAAAGTGTTGGGGTGACGAGAACATGAAGATTCCTTTTGGCTCTTTTGCCCCTGACCAACCACCCACAGTGGAGTTTCTTGTGGGTGGGAAGAATGTTGTCCCGAAGACCTCAGGAGCCCTCGGTCCCTCACCTTCTTTCAGTTCTGCCTACACCGCCCTTCCCCTCAGGGTGCAGGGGGCCTTTTACTCCGTGGACACCTCTGGCAACACCGCACTCTGGGCGGGGACTGCGGGGAAACTCTATCGTCTTGCCGCAGGCGTTGCCTTCAGTGACGTGAGTAAGACTGCAACTACCTATGGCGTCCCTGCGGATGAGCACTGGGAGTTTGAACAATTCGGACTCAATGTGATTGCCTGTAACTTCACAGACACCATTCAGAACTACATCATTGGAACCTCTTCCCTCTTTGCTGACCTCTCCGCGGGTGCGCCAAAGGCTCGCCATATGGCGGTAGTGGCGAACTTTTTAATGCTCGGAAACACACAAGATGGAACCTTTGGGGTTCAGCCTGATGGGCTTTGGTGGAGTGCGATTAACGATCCCACCTCGTTTCCAACCCCTGCAACCAGCGCGGCGGCAGCGGTTCAAAGTGGACGGGTGAACATTTCAGGAAGAGGTGGAGCCATCCAGCGTATCGTTGCGCGGGTCGGAACCCTCGATGCACTGGTGGTGCAGGAACGTCAAATCTCTCGTTGTATTTATGTGGGTAGTCCTGATGTTTTTCAATTTCAACCCATGGAAGGAGCCAAAGGAACCCCAGCTCCTCAGTCTGTGGCTGGTTTTGGCGGTCTTATGTATTACCTTGGGGAAGATGGATTTTATGTGAATGATGGAACTCAATCCCGTCCCATCGGCGCAGGGATGGTAGATGACTTCTTCTACTCCGACGTCTCCCAGACAAAACTTGACAGAGTGTGGGGGGTAGTTGACCCAATCAAAAAGCTCTACATCGTGGGTTATCCGTCTCAGGCCTCTTCCGGCGGCAACATCGACAAACTCTTAATGTACAACTATGTGACGCAAAAGTGGGCTCCCCCCACCACAGTGAACATTGAAATTCTGACTCGCCTTGGAAGTGTTGGTTACACCTTGGAGGATCTTGATGCCTTTGGAAACGTCGATACCATTACCACAAGCTTTGACTCAAGGTTCTGGATGGGGGACGGAAAGCCAGCTCTTGCTGCCTTTGACTCTGCCCATAGGGCAGGAACCTTCTCGGGAGCAAACCTTGAGGCGATTGTTGAGACAGGTGACATCGACGCAGGCTCTCCTCGACTCCTTTCGGGCGCTGTTCGACCTCTCGTTGTCGGAACCAATGCGACAGTTACAGCTTCCATTGGAAATAGGACCACCCAGAACACTGCGGTGAACTATGGAACCTACAGGGCGCTGAACAGAAACCAAGAGGTTCCGATAAGGGTCAATGATCGACATTTGAGGTTCCTTGTGAAACTCAACGCAGAGAATATCTGGGAAGACCTTATTGGGTTAGAGTTTGAAGGCGAAATGGTGTCCGACATATGAAACCTGCAATCCCCACATCTGGTTCTGATTGGCGAGAATGGTTGCTTAAGGTCGCGAATATCGCTAATGATATGCGTCACGGACACATGAACACTGGGGGTCTTATCACCCTCACAGCAAGTGTGGCAACGACTACGGTAACTGATGACAGAATTTCCGTTGATTCGACTTTTGTGCTGGTTCCATCTACAGCAAATGCGGCAGCAGAACTTGGAAATGGGACGCTTTATTTCAGCGAGTCGGGCCGCGTCAATGGCTCAATTGTGATTACTCACGCCAACAACGCACAGACGGATCGGACCTTTCGGATTGTAATTATAGGGTGATGTAATGGCAAAAGCTGGAATGGGGAAGAATGTGACCCAGGGTGCCACGATGCAGCCCACGGGGCCAGCAAGTCCTACACCCCAAACAGGAATCTTTCCGCAAACTGGAGCCTCAAGACCTGGTGCGCCAACACAGCCCGGCTCGCATTATGCACCTGGAATTTTTGGCTTCATTCGCAGCGGTATGGGGATGCCTTCAGTGCAGAGGGCAATAGACTCCGGGGCGGCAAGGATGAACCCACTACTCTTCAATCCGTACCTTGCGTATAGGGCAGAGTGGAAAAAGCAGAACAGTATGCCTACCCCAGGGGCTCAGCCTCCTGTTCAGCCTCAACCAACTCCTGCCCCTCCGACCCCTTATCAGGGACCAATGATTAACCCGAACACAGGAATGCCGATATGAGCAAAGGTGGTGGTGGGCCAAAGACGCCCCCGAAGGATCCAGAGTCGGAAGGGAAAATTCAGACTGGCCTTGAGCCATATCCCACGAATGGGCAGTTTCCAATTCTTGCCAAAGCGAATTATTGGCAAGATGGGAACTTTATGATGCCTGGAGTAGCGGCTCCGATGATGTCGTCAGACCTTCTCACCCGCTTCCCGCAGCTTACAGGACTCTTCGGAGGAAGGGACCCCAACGAAGGACAAAACTCCTCCATCACCCCTGGGATGTATGGCCTCCCGCCTGACTTCGGAGCCCTGAACCCAACAGACATACGTAAGGACAAAGATGACAGACCACGAGGAAAGAGGAACACGCGCGGACCACGGTGGGGTTAGTATCATTGCCTGTCACCCAGACCACCTAGACGCTGTGTGGCCCGTGCTTGAACCTTGGTTGGTCAGGGCGTTGAAGTACGGCCCTGACCTCTACGGTCCAGAGGATATTAAAGACTGCATCGCAAGACAGGCAATGATCCTCTGGTTAGCCATTGATGATGATGAGATCATTGGATTTTGCATAGTTTCTGTCGTAAAGTATCCTCGTTGCACAGTGGGGGATATTCACTGGACAGGGGGTGCAGTGCATAAGGGTAAGGTCTGGTTGGATGAGATGTTTGTGGTACTCAAGGCTTGGGCAAAGCATTCAGGGTGCGATAAACTAGGCGGGGGCGGGAGACGGGGCTGGATTGAGAAGTACGGATTTAAGGAACACGGTGTGATGTTTGAGATGGAGTTGAAAGATGAGTAAAGGTGGTGGGTCACAGACCTCGACAACAACTCAGAAAAACGAACCCTGGGGTCCTGCACAGCCCTACCTTAGGGGTGCCCTCTCCGACACCGCGAAGTGGTATTCCTCCCCCTATGGGCGGGATCCCTTCCCCGGATCCACTGTAGTGCCGTTCTCTGGGTACACAGAGCAGGCGTTGGGCATGTCTGCGGATAGGGCGGTTCAGGGAAGTAGCGTCCAGCGTGGGGCGAACAATCTCCTCGATAACACCCTCCAAGGAAACTACCTCAACAACAACCCTTGGATGGATAAGACCTTCGACCTCGCCGCTGGGAAGGTGAGAAGTTCCATCGACAGCCAATTTAACAAGGGTGGAACCTACGGTTCCTCTCTCCATCAGGGCGCAATGGAGGATAACCTTGGCGACCTCGCAACGAAAATCTACGGTGGGAACTACGATCAGGAACGCCAGCGTCAGGCGCAGGGGATGCTGTTCGCCCCGCAGCTTGCAGAGGCAGATTACAATGATTCCCAGCGCCTTGCGCAGGTGGGTCAGTCCTATGAAGGTCAGGCGGGGAAGAACCTGCAAGACACAATGAATAGGTACAATTTCTACCAAAACGCCCCTTACGCGAGACTTCAGCAATTGGCGGGTCTTGTGAACCCAACGGCACAGCTCGGTAGTACCTCTTCAGGAACGCAGCGCACCCCCACCAACTCTAACCCTCTGGGTGAAGTCTTGGGAACGGCAGCAACAATTGCGTCTTTCTTCTCATCCCGTGACTTCAAAGAACACATCGAAGACATCGAGGACGCGAAACTCCTCGCCTCGTTCAGAGATGTCCCCGCGCAGGAATACCAGTACAAGCAGAACATCCCCGCCTCGTTTGATGGGACAAAGCTTGGTCCTATGGCGGAAGACTTTTCTCAGGCCTTTGGCGGAAACGGGGTGGTTATTCCTATGCCCCAGATGCTTGGTGCGATGTGGGGAGTACTGCAAATTCTCGTCAAGAAGATCGAAGCGCTTGAAGCAAAGGGCTAGAGTATGGCGAAGACTCAAAGTCTCCTCAACGATGATGACATCTGGAACTTCCCAGTTCGCCCCACTGTGCTGGAGGGGGAAGTTAGGGCAGGACTGAAGAGAGCCTTTGGTGGTGCGCCTGATGTGATGCCGAGTCCCCACGGTGGTGGGAGGAAAATGGCTGCGGGACTGCAAGACTTCATCATGGGGTTAGGGCAGGCTGCAAGTGCCCCTGTCACTTCCGCCCTGAGTCCTGCTGCACCCCTCCTTGATAAGGCGATGAATCAAAAGTTTGCCTTTGGTCCGAGGATTTGGGATAAGAAGAAAGAGGTCAGAACAGGGGCACTGAATGATCTTTCAGACTCCTTTGAGAAGAACATAACCACCCCCGTTGCGAAGGCTGTCGATTATTCTCCTGAAAGGGCAAAAGAACTTGGTCTTGCGGGCCTTATGGGGCTTGCAGGACTCGGAGGAAAGGCTCTTGGAGGCCTCCCTAAGCCCAATGCGCCAAGACTTCCTGATGGCTCTTTGCATCCAGAAGCGGGGACCTTTATTCCCTTTGGCCCCGCTTTCAAGCATGGCGATGATGATCTGGGGGAACTTGCTCTTGCCAAAAACCTGGATGAGGGTGGCGCAGATAATCCAGAAATTTTTAGACAAACAGGAATTCTCTACCATCCAAAAGACAAGGACTGGCGGCAAGAGATCAGCGATAAAGAAGCAAAGCTTAAAATGAACTCTATGGAGTTTGATGACTACATCCGTCAAAATACCTTTATGCGTGCAGGTGAGCTGATTGACCATAAAGAGTTGTTTGATAGGGCACCGTGGCTTCGGGATCTTATTGTTACCTCAGAACGGGGACCTAACGCTTCGTATCGAGGAAAAAGTACCCCACCTATAAGCGATGCTCAAGGCTACGTAAGCAACTTTGTTGAACCTGCGAGTGGTGAAATTTCACTTGGAGTTCATCAACCCGGCGGTACGGTTCCTATGCTTGAGAACAATTTTCTTCGCAACCTTCTTCACGAACTGCAGCATGGGGTGCAAGATAAAAACCAGGGCTCTACGCAGGGAACCAATATCGCAAACTCAGGAATTAAGGGATACCTCCAAGACGCGGGGGAAATAGAGGCAAGACTTGCAGAACTGCGACAAAGCCTTGGTCTGTACGAGCGGAGAAAAATTTATCCTTACTCCCAAACAGAGTTTGATATGTTTGATAAACGACACCATAAGCAGTTTATTTCGGACTACACAAATGATAAGATGATGTCTGCATCACGTACCTCCTGGGCACACGAGACTGATTGGGTGGAGTTTTGGAAAAAAATGGAAGAACTTAAAGGAAGACCCTAATGGCAAAAGCCCCCACTGCAATGGCCTCAATGGCCGCTCCCGCTGCGAAGATGGCGCAGCCTATGTTGAACACTATGGCGATGAAGAACAACCTTCTCGCCAGCATGGCACCTCCACCCTCCTCCATCGCGAAGATCCCGATGGACTTCATGAAGAAGGACATGGATGCTGTCACGAAGAAGTTCTCCAAACCCGAAGGATTCCTTGACAGGATCTTCGGGAAGATGGATAAAGACAAGATGCGGGAGACAGGCCTCAGCATGATGCAGCAAGCGATGCAACAGGAACAGGTTCCCCCGATGCAGCTTGCGGCATTTCAACCTGGGGGTGGTGGAGGCGGAATGGGCCAAGGCCAACCCCCCGCACTGATGCAGCTACTTCAGCAGTACGGACTGAATAAAATCCAGTAAGAGGTGGCCTATGCCAATCAATCCCGTTGTTCAACAAGGCATTCTTCAGGCTCTCGCTGGAGGCGCAACGGGGAAGGTTCCTGCGCCGGGACCAGCGGCACTTGTGGCGAAGACGCCAGAGGAAGAAGACAAACCTGGCTTTTTTGATAGGATGTTCCCTGATCGTGACCCGAACACGGGGAAGCAAGGGGGGATTCTTGCAAATCCCCTTTTTCGTATCGGACTGAACCTTCTTCAGCGCAGTGGACCCCAAAGGAGCCCAACATCCCTTGGACAGGTGATTGCGGGGAGTATCGGGGACTACGCACAGCAGAGAGATGCGGAGACTGTGGGCGCTGACAACTACATGCAGCTCAGGAACCGCCAGCAAGCTTGGGGCGATGACCAGGGGAAAAGAGAATGGGCGAAGGACATCAACTTTGAAGAACTCCTCGCTCTCGGAAATCCCACTGGGAACCCAGCGGCAACGAAGGTTCAGGTGCAGGGTCCACTGGCCGCTCCACGCCTTGGACCGATTCCAAAAGGTTATGCCTCCTACGCTCCGCTGATTTCGCAGGCGGAACAGCAAAACCCTGACCTTCCAAAGGGCCTCCTCCCTGCTCTCCTTGAACAAGAATCCTCTTTCCGCCCCGACGCAGTGGGGCCTGATGTGAAGGGGAAAGGTGGGAAGGTTTGGAACGCAAGAGGCATCGCGCAGTTCTCTCCTGACACCGCTGCGCGGTTTGGAATTGACCCGTTCAACCCAGAACAAGCCATCCCCACTGCGGCGATTTACCTTCGAGAAGAACTCCGCAAGGCGGGTGGTGACCTCGACAAGGCCCTCGCGATTTACGGAGGGGGTTTTGTCAATGGACAGATCACCCCTAATGGGCGGAAGTACATCGACGTAGTGAAGAGTCGGATGG